TTAACCCATCTGCATTCCTCAGTGGTTGACCCGCCAGTCAGCGGATTTAATACATTAGTTATTGTCAACATGCCTGTAAAACCCCACTATCCTGCGTTGTAACGCTGTTACTTTGGATAATATAGCTCCAGTGCCTGCCGTAGTGTGCAATATACGCCCATTCCCTACATACACACCTACATGGGCTATATATTTTGGATGCATTTTCATCACTACTACAAGTGGCTCGTCAGACTCCGGATTATATTGTACTGCTTCCCATTCCCCGCCCCTGGTGCTTTCAATCACCTTTTTGTCATTATCCGCATACTGAAATGCATCAGCATTGAAGTCTGGTAATGATATTCCATACAGCCCAAACACATACATCACCAGCCCCCAACAGTCCAATCCTGTGGCTATATTCCTGCCCTTATTCCTAAATGGTGTGCCTATTATATGTGTGAGGTTGTTATGCATACACACCCCCAGCTACACCAGGGCTTCCTCCAAATCTATTCAAATTATTCCGCTGCCTGCAATGTTCCAGCGTATGGTCGCAGGTGGCATAGCCAAGTGTTATGGTTATAGATGCCCCACCTGATTCCCGTGTTATGTTCTGTTCCACGTTATATGCATCCAGAAACACAGGGTTCACGTAGATATTATATTCATCGTGTTGAACAGATTTAAGTACCGTATACAACCCATCATTCCCATTGACAGATCCACTTATTGTAATGCAGGTATCATATTTTAAAGTATATAGGGTATTGTCTATCGAGCTTCTGCGGCTCCCCTCTGCATAAATCAATAACCGTGTTACTAATCCACCTTCATTTACGTATATTGTGCCATTTGAGTAAAAATTTACGTAATTACTGCTAAATGAGTGTGTAGTATCACCATACCCACACATCGCTCCCCCAAACTTGTGCCTGCAAAACCCAGGCGTATATCGGTCACGTGGAAAGCGTTTGTCCAGTTTACTTGTTATCCCTGCGGTAAACACCACTTCATCCGCCCTAACCTCACACCCAGTAATGGTGGCGGTCTCATCTACCGCCGCCTCAGTCAGGCTAAGATGAGCCGAATGCACTACCATGATGCGTATGGTGCCCCCGACGTAGCCGCCCGCACTGGACAGGTTAGGTCTTAATCGACCACCAATGTCTACATCTCCAATGCTTATTTTGAAGTCCGGGAACTTACCTTCTAATGACGCCGACACATCGTCCATATGTATGGGGCATGCATAATAGGCTGCACCCCCCCATATAATATAATTACCTATACCAAGAATCTGGTTTTCCGCATTATCACTGGTATATCTCACTGTATCGTAGCCAGTTTTGCTTATTTCCACCAACCACAACCATGCATGTTTAGTGCTAAGTTTACCTTTTTCACCATCATACTGTGATTCTAAGTCTTTCACACTTCCTCCAATATAAACTCCACTGTCCAATACTGGAAATTGGTACTGGGTGTGGGAGTGTAGCGCACAGGCTCAAAAAACCGTACGGTGTAGCTGGTGCTGTCCATTGGATTAGTCCACGTAAAACTCTCAGACCCCACCACGCGGGCTTCTTCAAATGTCTGTAATGTCCCTTTGTTGGTGGTTGTCATCCATTCATACTTCACACTCCACCGGCGGGGCATGCGTGTAAACCGCGCCCTCGTACTAACATATCCGCCTTCATACCGACTTCTTATAGTGGGGTCGAATGCCGCTATTTCTTCATTAACTATAGGGGTTTGTGTTAGCCCGACACGCCGTAATATCGTGGGGAAACTTGCCATGTTATCCTCTCCTTATCTGGTCTGCAAATCCCCGGTTGGTTCTCATTTCCTCCAACACCACATCCACTACCCATTGCTTGCCATTGAATGATGTACCCGCGGGTTTGGCTGTCACCGGCATTGTGGTTTGATTATTTAGGTTGAAAGATATGGCTGGTACTGCCGTTTTTGGTGTAAGACCGCCCGTATAATCAATCCCTTCAATACCGTAATCACTTCCAGGGCTATATGGGCCTGTATATGGGTTCTCAATCAACTGAAAGTTTTTGGCACTTAATCCACCCTCAAATCCCGTTCTATCCTGACCACTCATCCACCTGAATATATCACCCCACTTCGCTGTACCCATCTGCAAACCCCTAACATTCTTACCAAGGAGTGAGAATAGAAGTTGATTTGCCGTTAGGTCAGCTATGAGTTTGGTAAATGATCTCCGTACCGCATTAATCATATCATCTATGATATTTTTGAAGGTAATTGCACCTTCATACGTGTCGTCCAGAATACTGCTTATTGTGTTAGACCATTCAGACCTTATGTTTGAGAATACATCAAAAAACAAATCCTTCCATGTAATAATAAAGCCTTCTGTTGGGTCAAACATTTCTCTTAACGCATTATTCCACGCATTACCCATCTTACTTCCCAATTGCTTGGTCTGCGCCACAATCGGTTTATGCGCTTCTTCCCATTTAGCCCGTGATTCCCTAACTTTAGCATTAAACTCATCCAACCATTCATAGAACTTGGCAAAGGGGGATTCTTGCATGAAAGCATCAATAAGCAATCCCAAGCTATCCAATCCTTTTTTAAGCTCATCATAGGCCTTCTTCATCGGTTCTGGTATAACGTTGCTAAGCGCCCCCAGTCCAATTTCCAATATCCCTTCTAACTTACCCAAATCCTCTTTTAATGATGCACTGGTAGCTTCAATGGCATTGGACAAACTGTCAGCAAGTAATTTCCCAGCATCTTTTAATGGGGGAAGGACTACCTCACCTACGTCTCCCATGAGCTTAGCAAAATCATCAGATGTTTGTCTAAAAGCCCTATCAAAGCGTTCCCATTCCTTTCGTGTACGGCTTTCATCCCACCCAGCAAGAGCCGGACCCATAGCATCCCCTTCTGGGTGTTTCTGTTGGTAACGCCATGCGCTTTGGAGGTCTGCCATCCTTCGGGTATTTTTGTGAAATAACCATACTACCTTCTTAAATCCTTCCTTAGTACCATCAATAACCCTATCTATCCAACTCACAAAGAAATCCACTACATCATCCCAGAACCCCTCTTTTTTGAGTAATGCCCTAATCACATATAACGTAGAGAGTATGACCATGTAGGGGCCTGCTAATTTCCACCCGATAGACAACCCCGTTATCACCATTTTCCCCATAGCCACGCTTAATTGGGTGAATTGGTTAGCCAGACTGGTGAGCATTAAAGCCAATGGTGGTATTAATAATGCTGATGCTCCTATAACAGTCACCCATTTTAGCGACTCAGCTATGGCCTTGGAATTGGTTTTTATATATTCATCCATCCCTCTTGCATTTTCTATGAGCCTGCCTGCAACCCTCCCTATGGCGGGTGCTAACAACCCACCAAGCGATATGGCTATTCTCTGTGCTTCTCTATACAGCTTCCCTAATTGTTCAGTGAAGGCTTTCATTTGCTTTTCTGCTACCTGCTCGGTTACCCCACCTGCATTCTTAATTTCATCTGCATACTTCTTAATTGCCTGTGATCCGTAATTAAACAACGCTATCTGACCACCAATAGCCCTGACTCCAAACAACACCTTAAACACCATATTACGGTATTCCTCAGACGCTCCTGCCATTGCATCACTTATTTGCCCCATAATGTCTATGAAGGGTTTCATCTGACCAGTTGAGTCATAAACATTAAGACCGAGTTCATATATAAGGTCGCTCATGGCGGCGGTAGGGGACACCAAATTAGCCAGAGCACGCCTCAATACAGTACCCGCCATACTTCCTTTGATGCCCGCATTCGCCATGATACCCAACATGGCCGTGGTTTCTTCAAGCGTATTGTTAGTAAATGCCGCCGTAGCACCTGCATAAGACAGCGCCTTGTCCAGATCAGAGAAATGCTGGTTGGAGCTAATAACGGTCTTAGTAAGGATGTCTGCAATGTGCGCCGTATTCTCAAACTCCAACCCAAATGCTCTGACTATATCCACCAACCCTTCTACAGTCATAGACAAATCACTACCCATTGCTCTTGACAACATGATAGTGTGATTAAACGCATCCATCTGCTCGGTGGCGGTCAAACCAGCAGACCCAAGATAATAGAATGCCTGTGCAGTTTCTGATGCAGCCTTATTCCACTGCACACTGGCGTCCAGTGCCATCTTGGACATTTGCTCAAACTGTGCTTGGCTTAGTTCACTCACCGATGTTGCGTGGCGGATAGCCTTGTCAAACTTACCATATTCCCGCATGATAATAGTAATGTCGGCTATCAGTGCAGCTCCTACTCTCATAGATGTGCGGGCAAGCGATTGGAGGGAAGTATTGGCTCCCCGCATACCGCTTGTCCAACCGGTCGTATTGAGTTTCAAATATGCAGTTACATTACCCGCCATGAATCCAGGCATTAGACTCCACTCCTATTTATAGCTTTTCCTCCACCCAACAAGCTCAGTATATCCCACATGTTGGTCTTGAGGTCATCTTTCTTATCCGTTAATTCCAAATCATCCATCGCCTTCTGATAATCTTTAGAGTCGGCCATGCCAATTCTCACACTATAACTTACATCGGCTATGAATTGCCGTCTGAGGGCACCGGCTTGTCGTAACCAGTACCCCCGTTGTCTTATCCCCATACTCAGCAATCCATCCAATGTAAATAATCCTGGGAAGGCAGAAGCTATTTGGGGGACTTCTTCACTTCTACCTTTGGGACGTTTTTTGCCTCTACCTCATCGTTAATAACCGTAAACAACTGTTTCATAGTGACACCAAGTTTTCGGATACCGAGTTTTGCCATATCCTCTGGGGTAGCCCCCAAGAGTTCAGTCAATATATTCACAATGGGCGATGTATCCGTCTCATCAAAGTCCTCTTTCTCGGACATCTTAGCCATTTTCCTGGCAGTGTCGGGGGGCACATCCACTACTATATACGTCTTACCCCCCACGGTTATCTCAATGGGTTCACAAATTTCGTCAATGTTGATTTTTGGCATGGCCGTCTCCTATTAATAACTGGCTGATGTGGGCACTGCCCCAACCTGCCAGAGTACGCCATCTGAGTTGGGGTGTGCTTTGAATGTTAATCCATACACCCTCTGATCCGTCAGATTAAACACAACGTCAAAGTTAGGTGTAGGGTATGTACGTTCCAATCTCAGGGCTTTGGTGGTTGATGCTACCCCGTCCACGTAGGGTCGAATGAAGAGTGGAAGACCATTATCATACATGGATATACCCGTGATGATGTCTACATTGGCTCTAACTAATCCGCTACCCGATACACTTCCACCAGGTAACACTGCTTGTAAGTTAGCCAATGTGAGTCGGGTTGCCGGTACGGTTACTTCACAGGCTGAATAGCCAAGAAATATTGTGTCTACGGGTGTTGCCCCAAAGACGTTCTCAAATACTTCGGCATTCTGCCCTGTCAGAGTCCACCGCACTTCATCAAATACTGTAAGTTCAGTAGCACCCCATGTAACCGCTGCTGGCCCCAAATCCTGAGTTGGCCCCGAAGTTCCTATAGCCATAATAAACCTCTCAAGTCATATTTGTTATTGTCAAGTCAATAGCCACTACATACACATGTCGCCGCCCAGACTCATCCAGACCCATATAATACGGCGACCTGCATTCACAATTGCAGGTGTAAGTGTAGCCATCGTCAATTACAGGCAAGTCATATTGCATCTTACCATGTAGCAAATCAAACACGGTATAGGCATTATCCCGTGCTGTAAACCTTGTTGTCGCCCTTGCATAGGCTCTCAAGGGGAGTTGGCGGTAATCAGTCATTGTCCCATGTACCAGACCGGGGCTATCCTCTCTCACCACCACGCACTCATCTATTTGGTCAGAATCCACACTTATGGCGAATAAGTCAGTCCCGACCGTGAAATCTGTGTTATCTTCAATGTATTCAACAAATTCTTTTATCATAATTTAAGTTCCCTCGCTACCATTTGGATATACCTCATGGCATTCTCACCCAACTTACCACCTAGATAGTTAGTGCCTGCTGTCGGCTCTGTCTTTTGGGGGAATGATTCATGTTGGGAGGCTGCATAGGGTGCATTAAACACCACACAAGCTTCATGGGAGTTTCTTGGTATACGAGTGCCACCATATAGTTCTGGTTGGTACATTCCAGTTGCCCCCTCGCCATAAGATACCGATGTCCTACTGAGTTTCGCACCATCCACAAACACTGCCCCAGATGCCCTTAGCTCTCCGGCTATACGACCATCTTCAGGTGGATACCCTGGTCTACGTATTGGCACTGTATCAAGCACGGTGATAGCATCCACCATCAATGCCACACCAGCCTTCCCAAGCCCTCTCCTTGCCTTAGCGGGCATTATCTGGTTGGATAGTATCCCCATGTTGCGGAGGACTTCCCTCATGTCCAGTTCAATAGCACCCGACCCTTTGAATCCTCTACGGGACGGTCCTTCTAAGAATCCAGTACGTGTTATGTTAGGTGACATATACGTCCATACTCCTACTTGAATGATACATTGGTATTATGGAATGTAGGAATACTTGGCGATTCGATAACACTCATACACTCCTTATATCCAATCCCATTACAGTCTGGGCAGATAATCCCAGGTAGCCCATCAAATATTGTCCCATCCCCGTTGCAAGTGGGGCAAGTCCAGCGTGCGTTATATTCTACTTTACGTGACGTAGACATCCATACTCCTCACTGAGAAATCCCTGCTCTTACTAATCCTCATGATAGCATGCTCTATCCCATCAAAGATTATCTTATCTCTGTAGCAAATAGTGTTGATTGCACGTGTATCGAAGTCCTTCACAATCACCGTAAGCGGTCTCATATGCACCTTCGCCATACTCACTACCACCTCGCCCATCTCATTCTGTATTCTATGCTCCCCATAGTCAATAAATGCCTTCCGGGTAACATCAACAGTGTCGTTGGGTTCCTGCCACTTATCCGTACCCTTATCCATACGATGGGTAATGCGATCCACGAGATATGTGCCAATCATTATTGATATTCCTTCCCATGACGTAATGGGCACCATTTTGGTATTTTGTGTCTTGGTAATAAGCGGTATGTATCCTGATAGTATTTTGGTTTGATTAAGTCTGGATGATTGCAGGCATCTCTCTTACCATCTTTATCAAAAACAATTGTATCTACTGCGTGTATACACGCACCTTTGCAAAATTCCATTTCAAATGTTACTTTCATGACTCATCATCCCCCAAATTAGCATAAGCATCATAACTCACGCCCTCCTCCTCATTCCTCTCCAGATTAATGAGATATACTGGCTTATCCGTATCATAATCAGCCAACAATTGCTGCACTATGGGTGGCACCGGCATCTCCACTGTATTATCACCCTTATACCGCTCCTTCACCACGCCCGCCGCTATCACACCCTGTGCCTGCAACCCCATGCGAAGGTCAAGGTCAGGCTGATGCTGCAATAGAAACAACGCCATTTCACATTGGGCATTTTTTATGGCAGTAGTCCCCACCACGGGCAAATCATATTTGGCATTAAGCCAATTAAATGCGGTTATGAGGGCTGCCAAATTATCATCCTCACCATCCACCCAATAATCACTTGACCCAACCCGTGAGTCAAAGTATGTGTTGGCTTCTGCCTCAGTAACCCAACTATTCGTACCTACTGTGATGGTTGCCATTATCTATCCCTCACTTTCACCCTATTGAAATCAAATTCAATCTTGGCGCCCGTATTCAACGTACACACAAACTCCAGATGATATGTCCCATCACCAGTGGATGGATACGTGAGGTTGACCGTTACTACATTGGAGGCTACTGACGATGATGCTACAAGTCCGGTTGCAACAGTCCCATCAGCCTTCTCCGCAGTAACCACCACCGATGATATAGTCGTGCCGTATGGTATTGAACCATCATTAGCAATAGCAGATGAGCACGCCGGTAGACCAAACGTATAGGGTACAGTCAGATCGCCGGGTTGTACTGTTATATCGCCCAGTTCTTTAAAGTCTGGCATAATTACACCCCATCATCAGCTTGACTTATGACATAGGTTACATTCAACACGTCCGCTGCCGCAACAAGACGTGCAGGAGAAATCAACCCACCACATGCCATAACCGCACCTCCGGCTGCACTATCTCCTTTGGTATTATTATCAACCAAAGCACAGCCGTAAATTGTTTGTCCACCAGTCGTGATTGTAAATGTTGCTTTGTTGGCAGCATTGGTCATGGACTGGCTTGACGCAGCGGCTTCTTCATATTCAGGTCTGGTTGCCTCATCATAATCAACATCCTCAGTGAAACTCTTGGATGCGTATGTATGAGCCGCCTGTGGCGTTGTATTCGTGTTATAAAGCAGTACATACCAAGTAGCACTGGCGTCATTGTGAAACATGCTGTTGAGGAAATGATCCAGCCCCGCATTGTATATCAGATTATGCGGAATGGTCTCAGAAATACCAAGTAGTTTGCCATTCCGGTAGTGCTCAACCACAAAACGACCCTGTAAACGTCCACGGTCTTTAATTGCTTTCATTCGCCTTCTCCTTTAACTATTGTGAATATTACGGAATACACGAGATTTAGCATCCCATCTATAATTTTTATCATGTGCTACTATGTAATATGTTCTGTCCTTTCCCGTAAAGTACAGTACAACACCCTCTTCCGTTGTAGTTACCGAGTCTGCTCCTATTGCACCATCCGATATAGAGGCAAGCATCTCCATTATAGCCAATGCTGTATCCCCTGCCACACCACCATCCGCAACCGCTATATCGAGAATACAGTTTGCCGAGATACTATCCGAAACCACTGCCCCATCAGATAGTGTTAGATTCATTGTGCGTATTGATGAGGGTGTGTCAGCTCCTATGCCACCCTCTGCTAACGATACTTCGTATATAGTTCTTATTGTAGGGGCATCTCCACCGACTCCGCCGTCAGCAATAGAAAGACCCAATGTTGCAATCGCCAGCGGTGAGTCGCCCCCAATTCCACCTTCAGAGTTACTTATTTCAAATATTGCTATAGATGATGGAGTATCAGCCCCAACGCCACCTTCTGATACAGAGGCTCCAAATATAGCTATGGCACTTGGGGTGTCGGTTCCTATTGTTCCATCAGAAAGGCTTAACTCATAGACTGCACCACCCTCTTGTAAATCCAAATTCTGACAATAGCAAGTTAAATCAGCAGTGCTGACACCTTCATACCAACTGCTACAGCAATATACAAACCTATAAACCTTTTTGCTTCCCGCTACAGCCTTAGAAAGTGTACTTAATAAATTAGTTCTTGCTGCATCAGAATAAATACGCAAATAAACTGTACCATAAGTACCAACATCCTTATCAAATTCTGGGTTGCAATAGTATAAAGTATTTGCACTACAGGTATACCCTGCATTTTGCCAAGCACCCTCATCTAATACAGATAAAGATATATAATAATTAGCACTCCAAAATTCAGTTCGAGCAACATAAAAAGAACCGCCAGCACTATAAATAGCCCCAGCATTGTTTAATACATTCGCAAGCATCCAAAAAACTACAGTGGCATTCCCAGTATGATCGCTTACGTACATCTCAATTAAATGTTCAAAATTACCATCAAAATGGTCTACCCCTT